TCAATGGCACAACCAGCAAGTAGATCAGACTTAATAAATTATGCTAAGAGGCAGTTAGGTGCTCCTGTGCTGGAGATTAATGTCGCTGATGAACAAGTAGAGGATATCTTAGATGATTCTATCCAATACTTTCAGGAAAGGCATTTTGATGGTGTAGAACGCACCTACATGAAGTACAAGTTGACAGACGCAGATATTAAGAGAGGAACTGCAAATCTTGGTGAAAATACAACTAATGCAGCAGGTATAACAACCATGACTGCAACAACCAATATTAATGGTTCTGCAATTGAATTTGATTGGTCAGAGAATAGTAATTATTTACAAGTACCACCAGAAGTTATAGGAGTATATAAGATATTTCATTATGATGGCACTAACACTGCTACTAATAATATGTTCAGTGTTAAGTATCAGTTATTCTTAAATGACATTTATTATTGGGGATCGACTGAGATATTAACTTATGCAATGACACGAAGATATCTGGAGGATATTAACTTCCTATTAACAACAGAGAAGCAAATAAGGTTTAATCAGAGAATGGATAGATTATATTTGGATATAGATTGGCAAGCAGTTAACGAAGGTGATTTTATTATTATGGAATGTTTTAGGGCATTAAACCCTGCAGATTTTCCTAGAGTATGGAATGATTCATTCTTAAAGAAATACTTTACTGCTCAATTGAAAAGACAGTGGGGTCAAAATTTACTTAAGTTCCAAGGAGTTAAATTACCTGGTGGCATAGAGTTAAATGGACGGCAAATATATGATGATGCCAATATAGATCTTGAAATTATTAGAGAACAGATGTCCAATACTTATGAACTTCCACCACTTGATATGATAGGATAATGGCATTAAATCCATACTTTCAACAAGGTGCTCGTTCTGAACAGAGTTTAGTACAAGATTTAATCAACGAACAGTTGAGGATGTATGGTGTCGAGGTACATTATATGCCTCGAAAGTATTTGGCAACTAATACTGTTATACGAGAAGTAGTACAATCTAAATTTGATGATGCATATCCTTTAGAAGCATATGTAGATACCTATGATGGATATGGAGAGAATCCTAGTATTCTATCTAAGTTTGGTATAGAACAAACTAATGAAATAACATTAACTATATCAAAGGATAGATGGGAACAGTATATTGAACCTTTGATGAAGAATGAACCTGATGTGAAGCTGACAACTAGACCAAAAGAAGGAGATTTAATATACTTCCCATTAGGTGATAGACTATTTGAAATCAAGTATGTTGAGCATGAGAAACCATTCTATCAACTACAAAAGACTTATATTTACGAACTTAGATGTGAACTCTTCCGTTACGAAGATGAAGTTATTGATACTGGCATTGCTGAGATTGATGATGAATTAACAGGAGATAGTGCAACTGGTGAGACTGAAGATGGTACTCCAATCATCATTGGTCCAACTCAAACTCTTACTCTAGTAGGAGATGCTATACAAGCAACCGCAACAGTTGGTATTGCTACAGAGGGTGCTATTAGTAGAGTGGTTATTTCTAATAGAGGTGGTGGATTTAATGCTCCCATTTATATTGGATTCTCTTCTGCTCCTACAGGTGGCGTAACAGGTATTGCTACTGCTGGATTGATTGGTGGTATTAATGTATGTAATTTGAATGTTAATGCAAGGAATAGGTCAATACAGGAGGTTTATCTAACTAATCCAGGTTTAAGATATACTACTGCTCCAGGTATTGCAGCAACAGGTGGTGGTGGAACTGGATTTGCTGCTACAACAATTATAGGTGACAATACTGTTGGTGTTGTTACTGTTACTGCTGCTGGTGGTGGTTATGTTTATGCTCCAAGTGTAACCTTTGATAATGTAGTCTTCAAGACAGGTGTTACAACAGTTTCTGCTGCTGGTACTGCGTTTATTAATGCTGCTGGTAATGTAACAGAAATTGGATTAAGTAATGCTGGTATGGGTTACAGTTCTATTGGAGGAGTTACATTGTCTGCACCAGATGTAGGTTCATCAGGAACATTTAAGTTTAATGAAATTGTAAAAGGTTCTGTTAGCAATACAACTGGTAGAGTAAGAACATGGAATGCTGTAACTAATGTTTTAGAAGTTGCTTCTATTACTGGTTCCTTTAAGTTGGGTGAACAAATAGTCGGTCAAAGTACAGGTGCATCCCGTAAGTTAAGAATTATAGATGTTGACCCAACAGATGATGGATTTGCAGATAACTTTAATATAGAAACAGAAGCAGATAAGATTTTAGACTTTACCGAACAGAACCCATTTGGGACTCCCTAAATATAATACACTAGGACTATAACAATGTTTGAATATTTTTATAACGAAATTTTGAGAAGGACTATTATTTCCTTTGGTACTCTTTTTAATGGAATTTCGGTTGAACAAAAGAATGAAAGTGATCAGACTGTTAGTAATATAAGAGTTCCACTTGCATATGGACCAACTCAAAAATTCTTAGCAAGATTAGAGCAGCAACCTGATTTGAATAAAGGTGTTGCAATTACTTTGCCTAGAATGTCTTTTGAGTTTACTGGACTTACTTATGATCCTACAAGAAAGGTAACTACAACTCAGCAATTTACTGTTGCAGATCCTAAAGATGGTAGTGAAACTAAAAAAGCATTTATGCCAGTTCCATATAATATGCAATTTGAACTTGCTATTATGTGTAAGTTAAATGATGATGCATTGCAGATTGTAGAACAGATATTACCTTATTTCCAACCAGCATATAATGTAACTGTTGAGTTGGTAGAAAGTATTAAAGAGAAGAGAGATATACCAATTATTTTAGAAAATATTACCATGCAGGATGATTATGAAGGAGACTTTACTCAAAGACGAGTTCTTCTTTATACTCTAAGATTTACTGCTAAGACATACCTATTCGGTCCTGTTCAGTCTGCTACCAAGGATATCATCAAGAAGGCTACTTTGGGTTATCTTACAGGTACAGATACTACCAATACTATCAGAAATGTTAATTACTCTGTTGTACCTCGTGCTATTAAGAGTTACAGTCCTAGTGCAGAAACTACATTATTAACTAATGATCTTAACTTAACTGATACTGTCTTTGCTCTTGATAGTATAGGAACAATTGCTGCTACTGATTATATTGTTATCGGTAATGAAGAAATGTTAGTAAGGTCTGTTTCTGGTAGTGAAGTAACTGTTACCAGAGGTAAGGACGGTACTTCAATTGCTTCGCACTTAAAAGGTGAAGAAGTTAAGAAGATTACCGCAGCAGATACTCCATACATTGAGGATGGGGATAACTTTGGTTTTGATGGAACTACCTTTTAATCATGTCTGAAAATTTTGATAGATTAGATAAAACTTTTAATGTTACTCCAGTAGAAGTAGAAACTACTCCAGAAAATGGGTGCTCTCCTAAAAGTGAGCAACTTACTAATATTACTCCCGAAAAACCTGATAGACTTACTAAGGATGATATTACTAAGGATTATGAGTATACAAGAGGCAATCTTTATAGTATAATAGAGAAAGGACAAGAAGCAATTAATGGTATTCTTGAGATTGCTCAAGAAAGTGAAATGCCTAGAGCATATGAAGTTGCTGGTCAACTTATTAAAAGTGTCTCTGATGCCACTGATAAATTAATAGATCTTCAGAAAAAACTGAAAGATGTTAATGAAGAAAGTGTAGCAAAAGGACCATCAACTGTTAATAATGCACTTTTTGTTGGTTCGACAGCAGACCTGGCTAAATTAATTAAGGGTCAGATCCCGCCAAAAAAGTCTGAATAAATATACTTGTAGATGGAGTAGTAATAAAGGTGCCACTTAAAAAGCCTTCAGATTTTTACGATAAGAAACCCAATTCTTCTTTTGACAATGTAAAGGAAGAATTGCAAAATGCTAAGCCTGAAAAGGTTGAGCGAATTTCGGAAGCTTTTGATTCTTTTAAAGGCAATTTAAATAATATCCAAGCACTTAAAGATTTTACAGAAACCTTTGGTACATTTTAGTCTAATGTTGAGAAGGTAGAAACTTTATCATCATCAGTAGAAGAAATAAGAGAAAGTATTACTGATTTAATTGATAAAAAAGATTTAGATGATGCTATGATGGCTCATCTATTGTTTGTAGAAGAGTCAATAAGAAATGTTCAAGATAAAGTAAAAACAGTTAATTCTAATACTTTATTAGAAATTAATCAGGGATTTGAATCGTTATCTGAAAGTGTAGGTAAGTTTTTAGGTGAAGAAGTACCTGCATATAAGAAGTTAATTGTTGATTCCGAGACAAGAGTTGATAATAGATTTGGAACTTTTAAAGATAATGTAAAAGAATCCTTTGAAACTCTTGGGCAAGATATCTATAAAGAAATTGCTACAATAACTGAAGGTATTGAAGGTGTAAATGAGAAAAGTCTCACTTCAATTAAGGAAGATGTAAAAGGAATTGGTGAAAAGGTTAAGGCATTATTGGAAGAAGAACTTCCACAATATCAAAAGTTTTTTGCTGAGACAGAATTAAAAGTAGAAGATAGAATTAGTGAGAATGAGGAATTAGTAGAGAATAAATTAAAGTCTACCAAGAAGGATTGTAAGAAAGATATTAGAATAGTAGAAAAGAATATCAAGGGTATAGAGGAGTCAAGAGCAAATACTGAGAAAGGAATAAACAAATTATTTAAGGCATTAGCAAATGACATTGTTACCCTAGATGAAAAGATATCAGTAGTTGATATTGGTCTCACTTCAATTCATGAACAAGTTAAAGATAAGGATACTTCTGTTAATAATATTCTAGCAGAAAAGATTGTAAAGATAGAGAATCTGGTAGAAGAATCGAAGCAACTATCTGATATCTTTAAAAGAGATTTTAAGAATAGAGAAATAAATGAAGACAGAAAACTTCAAGAGTATTCTAGTACTTTAGATTCTTTTTCCGAAAAGATTGAAAAATTAGAAGAGAATTTAGAAGGTAATATTTGTGAGTTGCAAGAGAATTTAGATACTAGTACTACCAAGTATTATGACGATTTAAAATCAAATGTAGGTGAATTCCAGAAAGATTTAGATGATAAGTTAAAAGGAATAAAGATTGATTTTGTTGTAAATGAAAAGCATATTGAAGGTATAAGAAGAGAATTTG